TCACAGCAGACGGTAATATTACCATAGGTGATCAAGACACAGACAGTCTTACAATCAATGCTGACATAGCCAGCGACATGATACCCAACGTAACTGACACCTATGATTTGGGCAGTGCAGGCAAACGCTGGAATGAAATATTCACTCAAGATTTGTTTGTGGACAACTTAACAGTGGGTGGCAATGTGTTAGTGGGCGGATTGGACCTCACTGCCATCCCTGGCAACATCATATATGTAAGCAGTATAGGAGATGACACCAACACAGGCACACATCAAAATGACCCTGTGCTCACTTTGAAACATGCACTTACACTGGCAACTGCAGGTGATCTTGTTCACATATATCCAGGCACATACACTGAAATTTTTCCTATCACAGTGCCAACAGGCGTCAGCATCAGAGGAGAAAGTTTGAGAGCTGTGACCATTCAACCCACAGCTGGCACCATATCACAGGATGCTTTTCTATTGAACGGGGAAACCACTATAGAAGACATCACAGTGGCCAATTTCAGGTTTAACAGTGCAGCAAACACAGGTTATGCTTTTAGATTTGCTCCTAGTTTCACAGTAACCAGCAGATCACCCTACATAAGAAATGTCACTGTGATCACACAGGGATCAACTACCAGTGCTTCGGATCCAAGAGGTTTTGCCGCAGGAGATGCAGGCAAAGGTGCTTATTTAGACGGCAGTGTAGCCACAGCGGGCAGCAATGAAGCCAGTTGTCTGTTTCAAAATGTCACATTGATCACGCCTGGTGTAAATGCACTCACTTTTACCAATGGAGCTAGGATTGAATGGCTGAACTCTTTCACATACTTTGCAAACTCTAGTATATATGGAGTTGATGGAGTTACAGGTTTAAAAGGCACTGGCAAAACAAGATTAAAAGTATCAGGACTGGCAGGAGCTGCTGTGACGTCTGGTCAAACAATCACATATTATGACGTGGACAATGCTACAGTGTTGGCTACAGGCACTTTGAGTGCTGTGAGTGGTAGTGAATTTGAATTAACTGGCAAGGTCACAGGATTTGCCAATGCAGCAGATAGAATAGCTAAAACAGTCACAGCCAACGGCAATGCGCAACTCAATACCACAATTAAAAAATATGGCACAGCAAGTCTAGCTTTAGACGGCACAGGTGATTATGCATCCATAGTCAGTCAAGCAGATTTTGCTTTTACCACAGGAAAATTTACTATAGAAGCTTGGATTTATAAAACTACAAGTGGCACAAACAGAATCATAATTGATATGCGCACCGTGGCAAGTGACACAGCCATCACTGTAGGCATTGACACTGCTGAAAGAATATATTGTTATGTGAATGGTGCGATTGTGATACAAGGAACCACAGCCGTATCTTCCAGCACTTGGACACATGTGGCCCTTGCACGTACTGGCACGTCAACCAAGTTGTTTGTGAATGGAGTGCAGGAAGGATCCACCTATTCAGACAGTAACAACTATGCCATAAAACCATTACGCATAGGAGCAGATTACAATGGCACTTCGGCTTTCACAGGTTACATTGATGATTTGAGAATAGCCAAAGGAGCAGCCATCTACACAAGTGCTTTTGCCGCTCCCGTCGCTCAACTGACCACAACCCCAAACACTGTGTTACTATTAAATTTTAATGGCACCAACGGTTCAACTACTTTTTCGGACACAGTGACCGGAGCACAATATATTAGTTTTTCTGCAGGTGGTACGGCCACAGCGTTCGTGAATGTTGACTATCAAGACTTTGGTGGTGAAGTGCGCAGTATTGCATCAGCCAGCATATATGGCACGTATGGTGCATATGGTGATGGTGTGGGTGTGTTGGTGTATCTAATAGGACACAACTTTGCTTATATAGGCTCAGGCAAAGAATCCAACAATGATGCCTCAGCAGCCATTCAAGCCAATGAAGTGGTCACATTAAATAATGCAAGGATATTATACAGTTCAGTAGATCACTCAGGAGATTTTAGAGTAGGTGATTTATTTTATGTCAATCAAGCAGCTGGCACTGTAACTTTTACAGGTGCTATCACCAACATCTCTAGTGCATCCACATTGACCTTCACATCAGGAGCCAATGTGACTGTGATAGATGGTTCATATATTCAACAAAATAATGTGAAGATTAGTGGCAACACAATTGAATCTCTGTCAGGAGATTTAAATTTAGATTCTAACAGCAGTATAATAAACCTGTTGGATGATGTTAATATATCTGGAGATTTAGATGTCACAGGAGACGTCACCATTGGTGGCAACATTACCATAGGTGACGCTGCTACTGATACATTGTCTGTGTTGGCAGCTATCTCTAGTGATTTAATTCCACAGACCACTAATTTGTACAATTTAGGATCTGCACTAAAAAATTGGAACACTGTGTTTTCATCTACCATCAATGTGGATGGCAATATAAAAATTGAAAACAATATCATTACCACACAAACTACCAACTCAAACTTACAATTAAGTGGTGCTGGCACAGGCAGTGTGGAAATAGAAAATTTTACCATTAATAACAATACCATTTCCAACACCGTGGGCAACATGACATTTGTGCCAGCCAGCGGGGTAACTACTTTTTCCGGCACTGGCGCTATAAGATTACCAGCAGGCAGCACTGCTAATAGACCTGCTGTGCCACAAGTGGGCATGATAAGATACAACACAGACAATAATCTCTTTGAGGGTTATGATGGTTCGTGGCAGGTGCTGCAAGGTGTGTATGACTTGGATAGGAACACTTATATTACTCCAGAATTAACGCCTGGTGCTAACGATGACACAATCAGATTCTACAGCAATAGTGCTTTAGTGGCAGATGTAAATTCAACTAGATTTGATGCTAACACACTGCAGGTAGACAGCATATTGATTTCAGGCAGCACTCTGACAACCACAGGAGTGAATCAGGATTTAGTCTTGACTGGTGCAGGCACTGGAATTATTAGAATAGAAAATTTAAATTTTCAAACCAATACCATAACCAATTATGTCAGCAATCAACCAATCATATTTGAGACCACAGGTGATGGCTATGTGGACACTTCACAAGCAGGAGGTTTGAGAATTCCTTATGGTACTTCTGCTTTAAGACCATCTGTGCCTGTGATTGGAGTGATGCGATACAGCACCACAGATCAAAGAGTTGAGATATATGATGGAGCCAGCTGGGAATCTGTGGCAGGGGCTGGAGGTGGAGTTACTGTGACTGGCGCAACTGAATTAGCGGTTAAATACGCATTGATATTAGGATAACAACATATGGCAACATTATTTAGAAACAAAATAGTAAGCGCAGTGGGCACAAGCCCTGTTAAAGTGTATGAAGCTCCTGTAGCCACATACACTACCATAATTGGGCTCAGTTTAGCAAACGTTACAGCAGGAATCATCAATGCCAGTGTTTATGTGCAGGATGACACCAGTGCTACAGCATACTACATCAAAGACGTACAAATTGCAGCTAATTCTGCACTGAGAGTGGTTACGAATGGTGAGAAATTGATCATTCCAGAAGAATATGATCTTTTTGTGGAAAGTTCAGCAGCTGCCAGTGTGGATGTAGTAATGAGTTACGTGGAGATCACATAATATGAAAACAATAGGACAAAATATTCAAGGCATAGAGAAGCAACATCGAGACAAGTTTTTCTATGGTTTAAGAAGGACCGACGACGGAGAAGTATGGTTGGGAAAAATTAATCAACAAGACAGTGGCGAATCATTGACCATTAATCGACCAGGTGCAACTACTCAAAACTATGAGGATTGGATGGAAGGCGTGGATTTTTTTGATGGTAGAGATGTTAATCACACATATGTGTATGACAATTTGAAATACGAACAATACAGATGGGACAGTGTGGACGTCACATATTACATCAATGATGCAGGAGAATTAGTGCTGAGAATAAATCAACCATATGACAATGATCAGAACTTGATCACATATCCAACTCTCAGCGAAGTACCAATTCCTACTGGTCCAAGTTTAACATTTGACGATGATTACACTGCAACTTTTGACAGCAATGAATTAACTTTTGATAAGACTTAATATAAGGTATTATTATGGTAAATATTAACAAAACACAGGAAATAAGATGGTAAAACAAGTTATAAATTCTGGAGTATTACCAAATGACGGACAAGGTGATAATCTAAGAGCAGGTGCGATTAAGATCAACAATAATTTCACTGAGTTGTACACAGCATTGGGCAATGGCACAGCATTGACAGTGATCAATAATAATTTAATCACTGCCACTGGCGGAAATAGAATTGCGTTTTATTTTGACAATCAAGCAGCTTTTCCCAGTGCCAGCACTTATCATGGTGCTGTGGCACATTCACACGCAGATGGAGCAATGTATTTTGCACATGGCGGCGCATGGACAAAACTAATCAGCACAGCAGACAGTATAAATGCTTTAAGTGATGTTGACACCACTGCAGCGCCTACAAATGGTCAAGCATTATTATGGGACAGTATCTCCAGCAATTGGAAACCAGGCACAGTGTCCGCAGGAGGCGGAGGTGGTTCAGGTGTGACAACTTTTTTAGCACTCACAGATACTCCATCAACATTTTCAGGATCAGCCAGTAAATATGTCAAAGTCAACAGTGGTTCCAATGCACTAGAATTTGTATCAGGAGTGCAATCAGCAGATCTAAATGCTATTTCTATCAATGCTCTGTCTGATGTTGATACTGCCACAGTGGCTCCCACTGCAGGACAAGTTTTAAAATGGAATGGATCACAATGGACACCAGCAGCAGATGCCACAGCAGGTGGTGGAGGTAGCAATGCCGACACTTTAGATGGCTTTGATAGCACATATTTTTTAAACTACAACAATTTGACCAACACTCCTACCACAGTCAGTACTTTTTTACAATTGACTGATACTCCTGCTACTTTTACTGGCAATGGTGGCAGATTTGTGAAAGTGAATGCAGGCGCTACTGCATTAGAATTTGTTGCGCCGACTACAGTGGTGAGCACATTGGATGATCTCACTGATGTCACTATTGTGAGCCCAGCACTGGGAGATGTATTGTATTACAACGGCACAGCTTGGGTAAAACAAAATGGTCCTATCATCAGATGGAGTTTGGATCAGGCCACCAATTCTGTTTATATCTTTACTGGTCCTGGTTTTCCAACAGCAACAAATAATCCTACGTTGTATTTGCACAGAGGTCACACTTATATTTTTAACAACACTGTGCACACTAACCACCCGTTGAACATAAGAGTCAGCAGCGGTGGCGCGACGTACTCTGATGGAGTGTCAGGAGCTGGCACAGCCGTAATTACTTTCACTGTGCCTATGAGTGCACCTAGTACACTGTACTATCAGTGTGGTGTGCATGGCGGCATGGGTGCAACAATCAACGTTGTAACATAATATGGATGACAACAAATACATAGAAACCATACAAGATGCATTAGGCACAACGCGATATTTTTATGGACTTCGCAGAACTGATGCTGGAGAATTGTACTTGGGCAAAGTGGATTTGATGTCAGTATCAGATGGTCTACAAATCAATAAACCTGGTGAAGCTGCTGGCAATTTTCCACATTTTCAAAGAGGAGTTGATTTTTTAGAAGGTAGGGATGAGTTACACACAAAAATTTATGAAAATCTTAACTATGAACAATTTAGGTGGGACGGTAGGAGTATTTTGTACTATATTGACTCTGATGGACAGTTGACATTAAGAGTGAATGAACCTTACACATATCCTACAGGAATATAATTTAATATGGCTGAATTTAAAATAGCAAGGATACGGTTTAGATGGAGAGGTGAATGGCAAGCCACCACTATCTACGCCAAAGATGATATTGTAAGATATGGTGCCAGAGTTTATGTGTCTCTTATCCCACACACATCAAACGCCAATTTTTACACTGATTTGAATGCAGCAGATCCAAAATGGACACTGAACAACACTGGAGCAAGTTGGACAGGCAATTGGACAGTAAGTACTTTTTACAAAATTGATGATTTAGCAAAATTAGGTTCAGTCATATACAAATGTATTGAAGCACACACTTCCAATGCCACAGTTGCTCTAGGACTGTCTGGTCAAGAATCCAACTGGACAATTTTTGCTGAAGGAGAAAACTGGAGAGGCTCCTGGACACCTAGTACCACATATGAGTATGGCGATCTAGTCAAATATGGTGGTAAGTTATACATATGTCAAGCATATCACATCAGCTCAGGCGTGGTGGATGGCCTTGAATTAGATTTACCCAACTGGCTAGTCTACACTAGAAGTTTAGATTGGCTCACAGATTGGACTCCAGAATACAGATACAAGCCTGATGATTTGGCTCGCTACGGAGGCATAGTGTACAGATGTATCACTGGACATGTGGCAAAAACATCCAACTCATTTAGTAATCCCACATATGCCAGCAACACAGTAGCAGGTACTGGCATAGATTTCATAATCACTAAAGATGGTGCAAATTACTACGCAAAGTTCAACAGTCTAGGCACAGGTTGGCTGGCCAGTGAATCTATCATCGTGGCCGGCGCACTGATTGGAGGTACCACTCCTGCTAACAACTGTGTGATCACTGTGCTTTCTGTGGGTGCAGGCGGCACGATTGCCACATATTCTGTGACTGGCACTGCCTTTGTTAGCGCCGATGGTTTGGAAGCTGACACATTGAAATGGGAAATAGTGATAAGTGGCATAGAATACAAAGGCGATTACACACAATACACAAGATACAAAAAGAATGACATAGTCAAATATGGAGGATCCAGTCTTTGGATATGCAATGATCCTAGCGATGCAGGTGTGTTTGCCTCGTCCACAATAATGGATGAATCAAAATTCTCAATTTGGCTACCAGGACTGGGATTTGAAGACGTATGGTTAGAAACCACGTACTACCAACCAGGCGATGTGGTGATGTACGGTGGATACAGTTATGTTTGTTTGATATCTAATATAAATCAAACACCTGAAGTGGAAACTGACAGTTCTAGTGCATGGGAATTAATTATTCCAGGATACAAATTACAGGGCGACTGGACAAGCACAACTACGTACAAGACAGGTGACGTGGTACGCAGTGGAGGCAATTTATACATAGCTGTCACTGACAATCTGAATGTTGTGCCTGTTGAAACCACAGCCTATGATCCTGGCACCTTTACTCCTTATCCTTGGCAGTTATTGGTCACAGGCAAACGATGGAGAGGTCCATGGTATGAAATAGAGCCATTCACTGTCACCACCATAAGACAATATTATCCTGGTGACGTGGTCACTGTGGCGGGCACAACGTATGCTTGCATACTGTATCACTCAGCAAGCGTATCAGCTGCTAAACCAACTCTTGATATGTTGTCATTTGCCACAGACTACTGGGTTAAAATAGCACAAGGCATAGAAACCAATGTGTTAGAAGTACCTGGAGACATAAAAACTATTAATGATGACAGTACTTTTTTAAGAATTCCTATAGGCAGCGCTGGACAATCTTTACAAATCACTGACAACCTTCCAGATTGGAAAAATGCTGAACTTATTAGCAAAATTTTCTATGTGTCAGTTGAAGGAATTGATTCTCTTACCAGAGGTACCACCATTCAAACACCATTTAGAACCATAAAATTTGCCTTGGATTTTGTCAATGCAGACAAACCAGCACGCACTCCCTGTACAGTATTTGTAAAAACAGGTTTATATGAAGAAATTCTTCCCATGAATGTACCATACGATACAGCATTGTGTGGTGATGAGCTACGCAGTGTGGTAGTGAGACCAGCGGATGGTTATGAAGGTGAAGATATGTTCCGAGTGAACAATGGATCAGGCATAAGAAATATGACTCTGCAAGGATTATATGGCACATTAGGTCCAGCCAATGCTTTTCTCACCAAGAGACCCAGCGGGGGAGCTTTTGTTTCTTTGAATCCTGGCAACTCACCTTCAGATAACACAGCCTGGATCACAAATAAATCACCCTACATACAAAATGTCACTACATTTGGCACAGGATGTATAGGAATGAAAATAGATGGGGATCTTCACAACGGTGGTAATAAATCCATAGTTGCAAATGATTTTACTCAAGTGCTATCCGATGGCATAGGTTTCTGGGTAAATGGTGATGGTCGTTCAGAATTGGTGTCTGTGTTCACATATTATTGCCACATAGGATATCTAGCCACTGACGGAGGCAGAGTGAGAGCCACCAACGGCAACAATTCTTATGGAGATTTTGGATCTGTAGCAGAAGGATTTTCTTTGGTGGAAACTCCAATCACAGCAGAGGTTGATAATCGCACTGGTGAAGCCACCATACGCACAGTGTACAATGATGAAAACCAAATATTCGCTTTTGGTTACACTCACACAGGACAAGATTATTCATCAGCCTCGGTAACCATCACAGGTTCTGGTGCTGGTGCAGCAGCCACCCTTGGCAATGAAAATACAAGATATCAAAGTATCAGCGAAGTGCGATTCACAGATCCTCTTGACAGTGGATTCGTGGGTGGTTTGAATTACACGTCAATAGAAGGAAATGCAAGAGGTGGAGATGACACATCAGTGTTACTGGCCAACCAGTATGAACCAGAATATGAAAAATCATTCACTGCCACAACTGGTGGAGGTGTGAACACTTTGACCATACAGAATACTATTTTTATGCAAGTCAATGATGCCATAATTTTTATAGGTACCACATTTGGCAACATCAATGCAAACACTATCTACTATGTGAAAGAGATAGTGACATCTAACACAATCAAAGTCAGCACAACATTAGGAGGCGCAGCAGTAAGTTTAACCACTGCGTCAGGTTCAGCTACCCTAGTTTCAGCTGAAATAGTAGGACAAAAACTTCAAATATTAGAAGGCACAGGCAGAGGACAATTTGCAATTATTTCATACTATGATCACACTTTAAAATCTGTGAATGTGAAAAGACAATTTGACAATGTGAATGGGTTTGAACATTTACTAGGAGGACTAGCTATTGAGCCAGTGTTGGATCAATCAACCAGATATATCATAGAGCCATCTTTGAACTTTTCAGATCCGCCTTACAGTGCCAGCACTGTCAGTGTGGGCGTATCAGGAGTGTACACAGCCATAGGCTCCGCTAGATTAGCCAGCACTAACATCACAGTGATTCTGAGCAACACAGGTGGTAGATACACCACAAATGGCACCACTTGGAATGCCTGCAGTGGTCTAGCACCCGTGCCATATTTTAAAATTGCCAGCTCCACAATAAGAATGATGGCCATATCACCTTCTGCTATTTCTACCAGCACAGATGGTATCACCTGGACTGGTGCAACCAATCCCGGTGGTTATGGTACATTTACATCTGTGGCAGCAGTTGGCACTGTGTTTATTGTGACCACTTCACAAGGATATGTGTTGCGAACATCTGACAACGGTTCAACATGGGCACCATATCAAGCTGCAGTGTATGATGGTAGCACAGTAGCGCTCAGTCACGCTGCAGGTGGCGCAGGTATTTTTATTGTGTGCAGTAATGCAGGTCAAACATATGAAAGTGTGAATCTTGGAGAAACTTTTATTCCAGGTCCAACAATTGGTGGAGTAAGTTATGCCATTCATGATTTAATCTATGGAAATAATAGATTTGTGGCAGCAGCCAACGACGCTCCAGGTGATTCCAGCACAGTAGCCAACAGATTTTATTATACTTTAGCCAATGAAGCCACTCTTAATGCATCCACTGCCACAGTGTGGCAACCCAGTGAATTACCTCCATCAGCAGATAGATATTGGTTAAGTTACAGTCAAGGAGTGTTTGTGGCCATCACAGAAGATGGAGAATTGGCAGAAAGCATAGATGCCAAACATTGGAAATTGCTTGGCTCAACTATACCTCCTGGAGGCATAGACAGTTACACTCAGATAGCAGGAGCAAGTTTACCTGGACCTAGATTTATTCCAATCATAAATGGAAATACCAACACTGTGAGAGTTATCACCTATGGAGCAAGAGCAGTGGGTAGAGCCATTGTAAGAAGTGGAAGATTAAGTTTTGTAGAACTTTTAGAACCCGGCAGTGGTTATTCATCTACACCAACTTTAACAATAGTGGACAACAGCAACACTGTGGAGGCACAATTTACCATCAGAACAAACAATGGCACACTGTCACAACCAACTTTTACAAACAGAGGCACAGGATTTTTGAACGTGTCAGCCACAATTACTGGGGATGGATTAAAAGATCAATATCAAACTGGAAAAACAATTCGTATCAAAAATCTCAGCAGATTACCTGGACCAGGAGACAACATATATTTTGACAACATAGCAAATCAGATTTTCAAACTGAACAACTTTACTCAATTGGGCGGTGTCGAACCTAATCTCTTTGGCACACTGCAATTTTCACCAGGACTAGACACTTTCAACAGTCCAGATCATTTAGAATCTATCGTGATTAGACAGAATTACAGTCAAGTGCGATTGACTGGTCATGACTTTTTGGATATTGGCACTGGCAATAGCACAACTACCAATTATCCTGAACTGTATGTCACTGGATTTACATCTGGCTATGAGCCACAACCATTCAATGAAGTTGTTGAATCAGGTGGCGGCAGAGTGTTCTACACATCCACTGATCAAAATGGTAATTTTAGAGTTGGAGAACAATTTGAAGTGGAACAAAGCACAGGTATTGTGACGTTAAACGCTGACTTTTTCTCTCTGGAAGGACTTACTGAACTCAGTTTAGGTGGAGTTGTATTGGGCGGATCACAAACTGTGATCAACGAATTCAGCAAAGATCCTTTAATGACAGCTAACAGTGACAACATTATACCCACACAGAAAGCTGTGGTGGCTTATATACAAAGTAGAATTTCAGGTGGTGGATCAAATCTAAACGTTTCAGCACTAAGAGCAGGAGCTATAGAAATATCCAATGATGACATTGTGCATGTAGGAGATGAAACAATTTCTATCAAAGATGCGGTGAATTTCCAGCAGGGCATTAAAGGAGCACCACTGGCTTTAAATTACTTTTTAGGGGGTTCTTCAGACTCCACATTGGAGGTTGAAAACACATAAATTTAATGTATGTTAATATGATAAATAAAAATGCAACAACTAAATTACAGTCATGGCAGAGTTCAAATTAGGTAGGATTCGATTTATTTGGAAAAGTGTATGGTACACTGCTATTGAGTATTTTATTGATGATGTAATCAGATATGGTGGTAGGACCTATGTGTGTGTGGAAGGACACACCAGCGGAACTTTCCAAACTGATTTAGATGCAGGTTATTGGAATTTATGGAGTGATGGTCAAGAATGGAAAGATAGTTGGTCAGTCACAACCACATACAAAGTAAATGACATAGTCAAATATGGCGGCTATCTATACATAGCCAACGAAGGACACACATCAGCTGCCACAACTTCATTGGGACTGGAAAACGACCTTGCCAAATGGGATTTATTTTCTGAAGGTTTTGATTACAAAGGTGATTGGAGCATCTCCACTCGATACAAAGTAAATGATCTTGTGAGATACGGTGCCTACATCTACACTTGTATCACTTATCACACATCTGCAGCCACAACCGCATTAGGACTAGAAGCTGATTCAGCCAAATGGGAAATTTTCTCCAAAGGATTCAATTGGCTTAATGTTTGGACTGTAAGCACAAGGTACAAAGTAGGTGACGTGGTGAGATATGGTGGACAATTATATGTGTGTAACACTGGACACACATCGAATGCATCAGCCACTCTAGCCGCAGGCGGACTAGAAGCAGATCAAGCCAAATGGGATTATCTACACAAAGGAATCGAATACAAAGGTGCGTGGACAGCGACAAACAGATACAAAATAAATGATGTGGTGAAGTGGGGACCAAGTTTATGGATCTGTACCACACTGCATGTAAGTACCACAACGTTGACTGCCGATCAGGCAAACTGGGCAGTGTTTGTACCAGGTTTAGAATTTGAAGACAGTTGGAACTCAGCTACCAATTACCAAATAGGTGATTTTGTAACTTATGGTGGTTATG